TTTTTTAATACTAAAAAAACAATATACTATGAGCTGCGAATTAACTGGTGGAAGACTAAAACCTTGTAAAGACGCTGTAGGTGGTATCAGAAAAATTCACTTTGTTGACTTTGGAACATTAGGAACAGTTAGTGTTGTTGATGACGAAGTTACAGACATTGGTGGAACTTTCTCTTACCATACTTACGATGTTAAAGGAAATTCTTCTTTAGAAACAAATATCCAAACTTCTTTAGAGAATGGTACAACATTCTTCGAGCAAGTTGTAAATTTAACACTACACAAACTAACAAAAGAGGATAACAAAGAAATGAAATTGATTGCCTTTGGAAGACCTCACGTTTTTGTAGAGACATTTGATGGCAAGTTATTGCTAGTAGGTAGAGAACATGGAGCTGAAGTAACAGGGGGAACTGCTGTAACAGGTACTGCTATGGGGGATCTTCAAGGATACACTCTTACTCTTACTGCAAACGAGATAACAATGCCTAACTTCGTTAGTGGTGCAACAAGTGCTGACCCATTTGCTGGGATGGCATCCGCTACTGCTTCCGAATCAACTCAGCGTACTGTATAATCAACACGCTGTTTGATAATAAATTAGGAGGCTATATGCCTCCTTTTTTTGTACCTTAGTAAAAACAATTCAATAAGTGGTGGTTATTTTAGTATGGATATATTAACGACAACATCCCCTCAAGAATTAAAAATAATTCCAAGGAAGGATTCTGCCAATCCAGTTATAAAATTAACTAACAAGGCAACTAGAACTACAGCAACAATTACCCCATCTAAAAGTACTGATGGAGGTTATATGGTGCTTAGTGGTAATTTTGATATCGAAGAGGACAACTTGTATAGCTATAAAGTGCAAGTTAGTAGTGGGAATGATGAAATAATATATAGAGGTCTAATTTATTGTACTAATCAAACAACACTTGATAAGTACTTTATAAATAAAGACGAATACACAGAAGAAACTAGCTTAGATAACGAATACATATTTATATAATGTCAAGAAAGAATTATAATAGAAACGTGGCAAAAAAAGCAAAAGATGCTATTCACGTTGTTAATTTAGCCTCATATACAGCACCTGAAGTTGTAGAATCAAAGCGATATGACTGGGTTGAATATGGGAGTGATAATATGTACTTCCAATATCTAATAGACAGATACAATGGTTCTCCTACAAATAATGCTTCAATCAATGGGATATCTGAGATGATATATGGGAGAGGCTTAGACGCTACTGATTCAGATAAGAATTCAGCAGGATACGTAGAAATGAAGTCTTTGTTTAAGAAGGACTGTATGAAAAAGATTTGTTACGATTATAAAATGATGGGACAGGCTGCCCTACAAATAATCTATTCTAAGGACAGATCTAAGATAGCACAGGTTGCCCACATGCCTATAGAAACATTAAGGGCTGAGAAGGCAGTAGATGGAGAAATAAAAGCATATTATTATAGTAGCGATTGGGAGAAAGTACAAAAGAATGATAAGCCTAAACGTATAGCTGCATTTGGTACAAGTCAAGATAGCATCGAGATATTATATATTAGACCTTATAGAGCAGGTTTCTACTATTATAGTCCTGTAGATTATCAAGGAGGGTTGCAATATGCTGAACTAGAGGAAGAGATTGCCAATTACCATATAAGCAATATACAGAATGGTCTACAGCCTAGTATGTTGATTAACTTTAACAATGGTACTCCTGATAAAGAACAAAGAGATGCTATAGAGAGAGCAATCTACGAGAAGTTTAGCGGAACATCTAACGCAGGTAAATTTATCTTGGCATTTAATGATAGCAAAGAATTAGCTGCAACTGTAGATCCTGTAACTATATCAGATGCCCATCAACAATATCAGTTCCTTTCTGACGAGAGTATGAAAAAGGTAATGGTATCTCACCGCATAGTATCACCAATGTTAGTTGGGATTAAGGACAATACTGGTCTTGGCAATAATGCTGAAGAGCTCCAGACAGCTTCATTGCTTATGGATAATACTGTTATTAGACCAATGCAGGTTACTATAATAGACGCATTAGAGGAGGTATTAGAATACAATGGGATTGAATTAGATTTATATTTTAAAACATTACAACCTTTAGAGTTTACAGACTTGACTAATGCAATAAGCAAAGAGGAAGTAGAAAAAGAAACAGGAGTAAAAGAATCAACCGAAGTTGAACAGCAAATAGAAGAGACAGAATAATGGCAACAGCACTATTTATTAAGAGAGCAGATTTAGTCAAGAACACCGCTTTAAGTGGTAGTGTTGATACTGATAAGTTTATTCAATTTATCAAACTAGCACAAGAAATCCATATACAAAACTATTTAGGGACTGACCTGTATGATAAAATAAGTAATGATATCATCTCTAGCAGTTTGTCTGGGGACTATCTAACTTTGGTAAATGAATATGTTCAGCCTATGTTGATTCACTTTGCGATGAGCGAGTATTTACCTTTTGCGGCTTATACTATTGCTAATGGAGGGGTGTATAAACATTCATCTGAGAATTCAACACAACCTTTGAAAGAAGAGATAGATAGCTTGATTGCCAAGGAGAGAGATTATGCGGAGTATTATACTAATAGATTCATTGAGTACATGACATATAATGCTAGTACTAAATTTCCAGAATATTACACAAACAATAACGAGGATATATATCCTGATAAAGATGCTTTATTCCAAGGATGGGTACTATAAAAGATAAGAAACAATATAAACCTAAGAAAACAAACATAATTAAGTTAAATAATTACTTAAAAAAGAAAGATGAGCAACACAATAGGTTGGGGAAGTATATACGCAGTTAGTTGGTTTGGTAATGTAAACGAGGCTAACTATTGGGGTATTGTTTATCCCTTTGATGCTGATGGTTCGTTTTTAAGAGTAGATACAACAGATATAACATCAGATACAACATTATATAAAGCAGACGCAACACAATACTAAGATATGGCACAACAAACAATAAATATTGGAACATCGGCAAATGACGGCACAGGAGATCCGTTAAGAACCGCATTCGAGAAAGCTAACAACAACTTTACAGACCTTTATAGTGGAGCAGGAGGAGTAGCTGATGACGCTGTAACCTACGATAAATTAGGAGCAGAGTTTACAACTGCATCCGCTATGAGTGCAAATGACGTAGATTTCTCTTCAGCACAGGTATTTACTAAGACATTATCAGCAGATACTACTTTAACATTCTCAAACGTATCAACAGGAATGGTTAAGGACTTAGTAATCACAGGAAATTTTCTTTTAACTTTACCTGGTTCTGTTAAGAATATTAGCGGAAATTATGATGGTACAGTAGCAAACCTTATTCAAATAGTATCAACTAATGGTGCAACAGAACAGTGGGCATCAATATCACAAGAAGCATAATTATGGGAAAGAAAGCAATAAATAAAAACGGAGTAATAAAAGTTTACGAAGGAGTACCTAAAACTTTATATTCTTCAACAGGAACTTATTTAAATGCCCCTGTAATGTCAGAAGGGCAATTAAGAGAGGCAGGTTTGTTTGATGTTGTTATGCCTGATGGTTATGATTCGAGAATCCACGACTTAGGAGAAATCTATTGGGATAGTGCCAATACATATTTTACTTACGACAAATCAAATAAGACTTGGTCACAAAGTTTAGCTGAACTTAAAGAACAAAAAATAGCTAATTTAAAATCTTTAGCACATTCTAAACTTGCTGAAACCGATTGGTATATCACAAGAAGTCAAGAGGGTGTATCAGCCCCACAAGAGGTGTTAGATGAAAGAGATGCTATTAGAGTTTCGGTAACTGATAAAGAAGCTGAAATCAACGCTAAAACAACAAAAGCATCAGTTATTACTTACGACATAAGTTTATAATATGATTGGTAAAAAATTAATAAATACAGGGGGTGCAGCAGAGGCGGCATTCACTCCTTCACAGCATTTTGAAACTGTAACCTATACAGGTAATGGTGGTACTCAACGTATTGGTGGGTATATAAATAGAGGTGCTGCTTTTAATGGGAGTAGTAGTAGTATAGTTT